CAGCGGTGGATGGTAAATAGGGGCTGATTGTGCAACACGCACGATTTCAACCGGTTTTGTTTCCGGTTGGTTGTCAGTTAGTCCCTCAAACAAAGAGTAGGTAGAACACCCACTAATTAAGGGTAGCAGTATCAGTAGTTTTTTCATCAAATTGCTCTGGACTTGTTATTCTTTCTAAATCATCGCCAACCCTAGCTGTAGCTCTATTGACCTTACCTTCTAAAACAGCGGGCTCCGTTAAAGCCATTCCCTCTAAATTAAAGTTTGCAAACTTGCTTCTTAGCTTTGTTACTTGCGCTTGCGACTCTGTGTATTGATTATTAAGCGACTGTATTTGCTGTTGCGTTTTCTTAGCCGTCTCTACCGCTTTTTTAATCTGATCGTTTTGTTCGGCTATGGTTCTTTCCAAAACCGCTTGATTGTTTATTGCGGTTTGTAGTTCTATCTTTGCCTTATCCAGTTTAGTGAAAACAATCACATTAACAGATATAGACACCAACAACAGCGCACACAAAAACAATACTAGCTTCATTCTTTATCGCCTTTAAAGCTCTTAGAAGAGCCAGACGTTCCTGCATAGAGCCCAAACCAAGCTGCACCCGCACCTACAATAATAGATATAAGTCCAGACTGTTCAAAGGTTGGGTTCTCCAAGCCCATAAACCACATTACGGTGTAATAAAGTAAAAAGATGTAGACCGTTAAAAAGGCTCTTGGAAAAATACGCCAGGAGTCCACAGCTTGCGCTAAAAAGATCCATCTCTGATGGGGGTTATTGTTCTTTGTGTCTTCTAAATCTCTTATTTTATCTTTTAAAGCACCAATCTCTTCGACCATCGCCATAAACTTATTGAGGTCCATTTCGACTTCATTTCTGTCCATGTCGCCCGCAAATCTGCCGCTTGGGTATCCGTCATTCATATCTCGCCTCAGTTAGCTAAAGGGTTTTCGTTTTTATTCTCAAGTCTTTCTACCTGGTTTCCAAGAGACTGTATCCTTGTTTCCATGGTTGAAAGATCGACCTCTATAACCTGTATCATTTCGCCATTATCTTTAACATCTGGAACTATACTTCCGTCTATTGTCTTATTGATGAAATTAACCGAAGTTTCTATTGAGGCAAAACGTTCTTCGATAGCGTTTTGCGCATCTTCTGTTGCGCCTAGAGTCGCTATCTTGTTTTCTAAGTTCTCTATTCTGTTAATGTATGTAGCACCCTGGTACCCGAAGCCAGCGAGTGTGCTGACGATACCTGCCAAGGCAATTAATTGTGTTGTTTTTGATTGAAACCAGTCCATGTTTCCTCCTAATAATATTTTGTTACTTTTCTTCTGTCGTTCATTACCGCACCACAACCCTTTGCAATGCCCGATTTTATTGGGCTTTTAGCCTTTCCTCCACGGGGCGTTTTCTTTCCCGATTTAACTGACTTTACTTTCATAGCTTAGGCTGCATATCCATTAAATTTTTCATTCCAGTTAAACTTTCGCCATATAAACCAACAAATGCCGAAGTATTATCCGGTATGGATACATTACCATAAATTGCTTTTGGTTCATACCACTCGGACGCGTCCGCTAGAGTTACTTGCCTGTACGCACTAAAGCCAGGCACATAGCCCATATAGGCAACAAGTTGGCTGGAATCACCGTATTCCCCTGTTTCCTGCTGCTCTTGCTCTAATTCTTCTTGTTGGTTCTGTATGTTTTGGGCCACAATTTGATCGGCAATCTGGTCTGCTTCACTTGCTGTCATGCCTCCTGAGACCGCCGTATCAATTTGACCTTGCATGTCTTGTACTTGTGCATCGGTGCCTGTTGTTTGTGCGCCGCCTACCGTTGGCATAAGGCCTACAGAAACAGAAGCATCGGCAGTAGAGGTCATGGTGTCCGTGGTCCCCGGTCCTTGGTCCGTGGTTGTTGTTTCTGTGTCCATGGTCCCCGAACCACTGAACGAGGAGCTCCCTGCATCAGCAGCGCTCATAGACAAAATTTGTTGTGTTTGCGCAGCCGAACTCGCAACCTGAGCAGAAATACTTGGTGAGTTATTTGTGCTTATAGAGCCACCGGATACCGAAGACACCACAGCAGTAGCTTGGGAACTAGAAACGCTCGTAGAGCCGCCATAAGAGCCCCCAGACGAGGCCGAGGTTCCCGTTGCCTGTGCAGAAGTCCCAGAAGCGGTACCGCTTACACTGTTTGTCGCTGCCCTAATGGTATTAGCAACAACATTTAATTGTTCGGCTTTTTTGTTGTCCTTCTTGGTTTCATTCTCTGCGACAGCAATTTCGACAGCTTCTTCTCTGTCCTCGCTCTCTTCTTCAACTGCCTCCGTATCCTCCAAGTCTCCATCTTCATCCTCAGATAAAGCAGCAATCTCCTCAGTTTCTTCTTGCTCAACCCATTCCTCCAATTCTTCTATGGTTTCAAACTCTAAAAATTCAACGGCTTCCTCTTCAAAAAACTCTTCTATAAGCTCTTCGTGTTCAAAGTGGTCCAATAAAACGGTGTCTATTTCTGGAAGATCGTAGTCCACGAACAAAAGGTCTTCCTCATAAAACTCTTCAAAAATAAACACCTCTTCAACATAGTCGAAGACAAGAACCTCCTCTTCAAGAAAAGCCTCCAATTCTTCCACAAACACTGGTTCTTCAAAAAACGGCTCGAAATATTCCTCCTCAAAAAAAGGCTCGAAATATTCCTCTTCTTCAAAATAAGTCTCTACTTCCCATGGCTCATCAAGAAAACTATCCACTCCTTCATAGTAGTAATCCTCTTGGAAAAACTCATCTTCATAGTACGAACCGTCTGCAAAATAGGTGCTTTCATCTTCATAACCATATTGGTCATAGTCGTCTTCATATCCATACATGTCCTCGTATGCGTTGTAAATTTCATACTCTACCACATACCCTGGACACGCGGGGGAGTGTTGTGAGTCCAAAGTACATTCATAATCAAATAAGTCGTCCCAATAATTAGGGCACTGAGTAGAATACAATCCATCTAAATCACATTGCTGTGTCAAGTACGCAGCAGCATATCCGGCACAAGCGGTGTTATTTAAAGGATTGCTGCAATCAAGAGCGTTCCCAGAGCCTAGGCCATATAAAGAACCGCCGTTTTCCAATAAAGTGTTTGATGCCGTGGCGTTCCAATTGGTGTTGACACAAGTGCCTGCTACATTCGTTGTGCCAGTGCTACATTCGTCATGGAACAAGTAAGTGTATAGTTCGTCTGCTGCACCTTGTTCTCCAATCAATACATCGTGATTAATAATGTTTAAACCACCGTATCTAAACTCAAAACTGTCATCGGCTTTCCACAACACAACTTCAAAACTATTGTCTGTGTTGCTTCGATTGTATTCTCGTAAGTTGTACCAACCAAAAACACTTTTATCGGTGAAGTTCTTGGCTAAAACCTTTGATCCGTTGTCTCGTATTAGATCAGTCCAGAAAGGATATAAGGTGTATGTAATCTCAGGTAAAGGATCAGGTGTGTAGTCATTACAATAGCCTCCTGACGACCCAAAATGTAGGCACCCATTAGTAGCCATTCGTGCAGTAGTAAAATCCTCGCCATAAAAAGTAAACGTAAAATCTAGTGTAAAGGCTGAAGATACTTGGTCGTCACCAACAGCCATATTAGTAGTATTTTGTTCATTAACTAGATTAAAAAGGCTTTGATCTGCCTCATAAACATATCCTGCATTAACCGTAGAAACAGAAAATAAAAAAAATAAGCTAAGTACCCTTGTTAAACTCACGCCTACAGGTCATCCTAGATTTTTTCATACCGCCAGAATTTGTCGTTTTAACACATTTTGATATGTATTTATCCTTTGCTTCTTTGTAATCTGGTCTATCTTGGGGATTGGCTGCCCATGCAAGTCTAGCTTCTTCACCTATCTGACCCATATATGGGCAAGGCGTACCTGCCATTTGCATAGCTTTAAATACTCTAGGGTCTTGGCATAAAATGCCGACTGCTGCGACCTTCATGCCTGTGTCATATAGATACTTAGAAAGTTTTAGCCTTTCACAGTTTTCGTCTCTAACTGTTCTACCCGCAGAGAGTCCAAAGACCTGTCCTTGAAAGGCTCCAGATCGACCAACCGTACACAGATCCTGGCTGTAGCTCATAATGCTGGGCGCAATGGCTGAAGCAGGAGGCGCCTCGGTCTTAATGTTCTGATTAATGGTTTGTTCGCTCTTCGACTCATTAATATTTCTGTTTGTGTTGTCAGAGGTGTTTCTGTTCTCGTTCACATTTTTATTGTTTGTGGTCACATTCGATTCAGAAGTCGACTGATTTACATTCGTGTTTTTGTTCTCACTGGTCGAAGTATTTACATTCGTGTTGGTGTTGCTGTTGGTACTTGTACTGGTGTTGTTATTGTTGTTTGTGTTGGTACTTGTACTGGTGTTGTTATTGTTTGTTGAAACACTCGATGTTGATGTCGATGTGTTGGTGTTCACATTGTTATTGGTGTTCGTCGCTGTTGACGTCGAGGTACTGGTATTGGTGTTTGTGTTAGTGTTCGTATTTGTACCAGTTGATGTGCTTGTGTTTACGTTTGTATTACTGTTGGTATTAGTTGCGGTTGACGTACTGGTGTTGTTATTGGTATTGGTGTTCGTATTGGTATTGGTATTTGTGTTCGTCCCAGTCGACGTCGTGGTTGTCGTATTGGTGTTAGTGTTAGTGTTTGTATTCGTATTAGTGTTAGTGTTCGTATTCGTATTGGTGTTCGTATTAGTATTGGCAGTCGTCGTGGTTGACGTGGTTTCTAAAGAGTTTTGCTCACAGTATTGGGACCCTGCTGTGCAGTCGCCGGTTTGATCCGCGCTAACATTCGTTGCTACAAGCAACAAACCTAGCCAAATCGCTCCAAAAATGCCCCATTTTTTCACTGTTTACTCCTTTATCCCGATAAAATTTTATCCCTCAATCTATTTGCACGGCCCTTAACCTGCACAGCCCAACGCGAGTCCATCATCTCTATAGCGGCTGTTTCATAGTCTTTCTTCTCTAGTGCTGCTAAAAACTTCTTAAATTTCAACAGCCTAGTAAGACCAAGGTTAAATCCCATGTTTACTAGGACTCTTTGACGAACGCCATCAAGTTCACGCCACCAGGGAAGTGCCCTGTCTAAGTCGGCGCAAATGATGTCGATGTCTTTGTTTAGACATTCTAGCACCCTTTCTTCGGGTATAGAAGATCCAATAGGCAGACCACATTCAGGGTCTGAGTCTAGGACCAAATGACCTACTCCAAAAGTAGGGTTTCCCAAATGGTCGTTGTATATTTCGGTCTTGTATCCTTCGTCTCTAATAAGCTCTTTGATTAGTTCTCGTCTGTCCATGGAGTCATTAGAGCCATCCAAAAGAAGCAAAAGTGTCCCAAAGAACATAAGCGAAGCAAATCCAAAAGCCTTTTTTGTAAAAGTCATATTGGTTGTACAATTCTAGGGAAATCCTACCTTTTTGATATAGCTCCTCCATGGCCCCCCTTATTTCTCGCCGGGTTTTTGTTTAGCTTTCCCCACGTTTAAGGCCATCATGTCGATCAGTTTGTATAGTTTACCGATCCAAACATCGTCCTTGGGAGTGGGAGTCACGGCAGCGATAATGCTGCTCACACTAATTATTGCCATTATTAAAGCGATCATATTTGCAAAAGTTTGCATGTTTAATACCTCTATGTTGTGTAAACGTTAAAAATTATTCCCGCCATACTAAGGACGAGAGTGATTAATGTTATTAAAATAAATTGTTCAAGTCGAGTAACTCTGTGAATAACCTCCAGCCAACGCTCCGCACAAACAGCTTCGTGCTTTTCTATTTTGGCGTTCACCTCAGCTATCGACAGCCTACTCATGCTGCTTTCTCAACCTCCCAACAATTCATATTGGAAGCAACTGTTCGTCTTTCACCTTCGCCCCTAAATGGATAAACCATGTGCGAGAGCCAAGACGGGAAAATATATAACTTACCGACTTCTGGCTTTACTTCAAAACTTTGTGGCGGTCTAAGTCGTTCTACGTTCATTATCTCGTTACGACCATAGTTAAAGCACAAGTAGCCATCACAAACCCCTGACGCATTGTATTTACTATACAAGGAATCACCAGCAGTCGGTTGATCGAGTATTTGTTGTGGCACTTTAGTCCAAGAAGTTGTCGATAGACCCATAATGGTTTTAGTGCCATGATCGTGTATCGGGTTATAATCACCTTCGTAACTATGTACAGACCATGTTTCATCCACTGCGACCTGTCTGTTCTTTTTTAAAGCACTCCCTGTATTTTGCATAAAATGATTAATGTACTGAGCGCCTAGACTGGTAATGAATTTAGAATATTCCCTAACTTTTTCATGCTCTGGGTCCATGTTCAGTTGCTCACCTTGAGCAATCTGCCCTACTAGAGTGCCTGCCAATGATTCTTTGTCCTCGGATTCTCGTAGTTCGTCCAAGTATTCGTTTAAATCATCAACCATTGCCTCTGGCATACGGGTTTCCAATACGAAAACCGCAGGCATGTTCCAGATATTAACATCAATATCTGTCTCCTCGACAGGCTTTGCCTTCTTCTTTTTAGCCATTTCTAGCTAGAAGGTACGCTAAAGTCTTGGTCGGGTACTGGATTGCTAGGCGGATTAGTAATTACTGAATCCACTTGACTCGCAAAGACTACATCCCACTGTGAAGTTGGACACATTGCGGTCAAAGCTGCCAGATTAAACGAACTTTTAGCTGCTGCGGTGAAATCACCATCGGCTGCTACGGCTCTGTGATTAAACACAGTTTTGTAATAAGTCGCATCGCCTTCACTGTCGTTCTCGTAAGTCATTTCTAAATCCCATATTTGAGCCTTACTAGACTTCACATGGGGAATGGACTTTGTTAGCTTTTTAGTTACTGCCATTTTTTATTCCTCTTTATTGTTATCGCACTTATCATGTGCCTTAGATTTTAATTGCTCGACTTCTGCCGAGAGTTCTTGAACTGCTTTAATGAGTGGATATACAAACATGCCTTGAGCAATTCCTTGAATGTCTGAATCGTCTTCTTGAGTCCACCCACCAAAATCAGTAATTTCGTGTTTATCTAAAACCGCTTTAACCTCTTGAGCAATTAAACCGTATAGTTTTCTGCCGTCATGTTTTGGTTCTAGTTTTGTTTCATCGTAATCTGGTAAGCTTGGATCAATGTCTGCTTTTGCTTTCCATGTGAAAGTAACGGGTCTTAAATCATTAATAAAATCAAGACCACAATCCGTGTTGTCTTTAATGTTTTCTTTATACCTTACATCTGAAACTCTTGCAAAAGTTGCGTTGTTGTCAAATTCATTCCAAACTCTATCACTTCCATTTGATACCCCAAAAGTAAACATGTAATTACCATTATTACTTGCTTCTGCTACACCTTTACAGGATTTACCAAGAATAATACAATTATCTGTATCAACCGCATAAATATTAGCTGCATAACCAACTAGAGTATTATTTTCTCCTTCGGTTAAATCATCGGCTGCGTGATATCCAATAGCTACATTTGCTCCGCCTGTGGTAATATTGTCGCCCGCACTAAATCCAACTGCCGTATTACCAGAAGCTGTGGTGTTTGATGCCATAGCACTTTTACCAATTGCTGTGTTGCTTGCTCCGGTGGTAGTTGCTCCTAAAGCACTTCTGCCCATGGAAGTATTGTATGAACCTGTGGTGACTGCAACACTAGCTAAATAACCAACTGCCGTGTTATCTGAAGCTGTCGTATTACCACTTAATGCGCCATAACCAAGTGCTAGATTATAGTCTCCTGTGGTATTTGCATCTAAGGCTGCTACTCCAACAGCTAAATTAGCATCTCCAGTCGTATTAACACCTAATGCGTCTTTACCAACAGCTATATTATTACGACCTGTCGTGTTCGCGTCTAAAGCATTGGAACCAACCGCAACATTCTGATCGCCTGTGGTGTTTTCTAATAAAGCATCTTTACCAACTGCTGTGCAGTCAGCTGCGTTGAAACTAGCTGATGAAAGTGCGCGATAGCCAACACCAACATTACTTCCAGCCGTTGTTAGACCATCTCCAGCAAGAGAGCCAACAAAAGTATTGTATGCGCCTGTAGTGATGGCACCACCAGCATAATTACCAATACCCACATTATCTGATGCGTCTGTTTGAAGAGTTAATGCGTTATAACCAAGTGATGTATTTCTGGACCCTGTTGTAAGAGTCAACAAAGAAGAAGCACCTATGGCTGTATTTGATACACCTGTCGTAATTGACGTGGCAGCACTGTAGCCAACTGCCGTGTTGTCATTTGCAGTGGTGTTTGCGTCTAAAGAATAAGCGCCTACAGCCACATTTCTTGTTCCTGTCGTGTTTGCTACCAGTGCTTGAGAACCCACAGCCGTATTGTTAGATGCGGTAGTATTAGCACCTAAAGTGTTGTCTCCAACACCTACGTTATTAGTTCCTGTGGTGTTAGCATCCATAGATTGATAACCGACTGCTACATTAGTATCCCCTGTGGTGTTTGCTGCTAAAGCTGCTGAACCAACGGCAGTGTTGTTTGATGCGGTGGTATTCGCTTCTAATGCTCCATAACCAAGTGCTGCGTTGTTGCCTCCAGTTGTATTGGCTCCTAATGATTCAGCGCCTACTGCGGTGTTTGAGCCACCAGTGGTTGTAGCATCCATAGATGCAGCGCCGACTGCGACATTACTTGCACCTGTGGTGTTTGCATATAAGGCTTGATAACCAACTCCTGTGTTGTTGGATGCTGTCGTATTGGCTTGTAAAACCTGTCTGCCCAAAGCTGTATTACTTGCGCCTGTAGTATTAACTAACATGGCTTCCCTACCAACTACAGTATTGTGATTGGCAGTAGTGTTTGCACTTAGAGCATCTGCTCCAATAGCAACATTGGAGTGTCCTGTGGTATTTGCATCTAAAGCACCTTTACCAACTGCTACCATTTCCGAACCTGTGGTGTTTGCTAATAAAGCGTTTTTACCCATCGCAGTATTGTTATCTGCTGTTGTATTAGCATATAAAGCCGCATAGCCAACCGCAGTATTACCATCACCAGTTGTATTACCACCAAGAGCCTCTTGACCAAATGCTGAATTATCACCACCAGTTGTATTCGCATCTAGTGATTGATAACCAAAGGCATTATTATTAGTACCTGTAGTATTTGCCGCTAATGCACTTGTACCAACTGCCGTTCCTGTACCTGTGGTGTTTGCTCCTAAAGCATTAGAACCTATCCCTACGTTATTTGAAGCAGTTGTATTAGAGTCTAAGGCTTGATAACCAACAGCAACATTATAATCTCCGGTGCTTAAAGAGGTTGCAGCAGAATAACCAACTGCCGTGTTTCCAACACCGCCATCGCTTGTTGTCAAGGCTGCATGACCAATAGCTATATTATAAGAATCCGTTGTATTGGCATCTAGGGCTAATGCTCCAATAGCTATGTTGGCATCTCCTGTGGTGTTGGCCAACAACGCTGCACTACCCACCGCAACATTATTATCTCCAGTTGTCGTTGCCCCAGCAGCATTATCACCGACTGCCGTATTGTCAGAGCCTGTTGTAAACGCATCAAGGGCAGCTTCACCAACGGCTACATTATCTGTTCCTGTGGTCATGGCTGTACCGAGCGATCCAGAACCTAGACCGACATTACCTGTACCGCCTGTCATATCTAATACGTCAGTTACGGCAGCGCCTGCTCCTGCGCCATCGGCGACCACCATCTTAATTCCGCCATTCGGAATAACGACATTGGCGCCTGTGCCTTGAGATATTGTTACTTGATAACCCGCACTATTTTGAATAATCCACGTTTTATTAACGGTGTTCGGTGCGAGAGTAACAGTATTGGTTGCTGTGATTGAGCCTGCTAAAGTTAAAGCGTAGGCCCTGGCAGCATCTGAGGTGCCATCTGCCATCGTAATCGTATGGGAAGTCCCGGTGATTGTTTCTGAACCAGATCCCCAGGCTTCTGCAATGAGTTCTAAATTTGTATTGGTGCTTGTGCCCCAGGTTCCCGATTCGTCACCTGTAGCAATTTCTTTTAATCGTAAGTCGTTTACATAGGTTGCCATCTTATGCCTCTATTTATTTAATTGATTATAGTCTTTATCCGTCTATGCCGCAACATCTGTCCAGTCCGGTGATTGAGATTCGTCTATTTCAGCCCAGTTTGGTGTTTGTGAATCGCTGATCGCGGCCCATTCAGCGTCTTGTCCTGGAATAATTTCACCCCACACAGTTAGCTGGCTGATTTGGCCTGTTCCGTACAGCCCCGTCAAAGAAACAGGAGCATCGCCCGAAATACTTAAATCCCCAAGAGCGCTAGTTCCTGCTAATCCCGTAAGCGAGACAATATTAGTGGTGTATATCGTTAGACTGCCTAACGCTGAAGTTCCCGCTAATCCAGTCGGATAAACATTGGCACCACCCGTTACAGTTTCATCGCCTTGAGAAACCGTGGAAGCGGTACCACTAACACCAACAAGAGCGACACCATTAGCAATAACCGTGCCAACTGCTCCTGTTGCCGCTACGCCTGTTTCTGTGACATTGGCATCACCCGTAACAGTCTCAGTGCCTAAAGCCGTAGTGCCCGCTAGTCCTGTTACAGCTACATTTGCAACACCTGTTGCGGCAAGAGAACCAACCGAACCTGTTGCTGCTACTCCTGTTTCTGCGACATTTGCAGCACCTGTTATGGTTAAAGAGCTTACTGCCCCTGTCCCTGCGACACCTGTCTCTGTAACAATTGCCGCACCAGTAGCTGTTAAACTACCAACACCACCTGTTCCAGCGACACCTGTTTCTGTAACATTTGCTGCGGCACTAATACTTAAAGAGCCAACAGCTCCCGTACCAGCAACACCTGTTTCTGTAACATTTGCTTGTCCTGTTACAGTTAAAGAACCAACACCACCTGTGCCTGCAACACCTGTAATATCTACAGGTATAGCCGAACCCCAGCCGGCTTGACCCCAAGTGCCTCGACCCCAGCCAGTTAGCGACATGAGGTACCTACGCTATTCTAATAACAGCGTTACTTGCGTCTGCGGTGGGGAAAGATATTGTAAAGCTACCCGCTGTGCTTGTTTTGTTTCCACCGAAATCAAAAACCGCAACTGCTGGATCACCAGTAGCTGTGTCATTATAGATCATGCAGCCTCTTGCCGTAATTGTGCAAGTACCAAACGTCAAATCAGAGAAATCAGTGAACGCAGTTGTCCCCGATGTGCTCGGGTTGACATTTGTTAAAGCTGATCCGCCCGCACTATAGTTTGTGCCTGTTGCCTCTTGGTTAGTGGAATAAGCTGTGGTAGAAGCACTCATAGTCGCAGAGCTAGTATATAAAGCGAGCTTGAAAGAATTTCCTCCAGATGCTTTAAAGTTATGTACACCTTGCAGAAGCTCACTTTTGAAAGAAGTACACATTGCTTGTGTTATAGCCATTATAGTCTCCTAATAATTTCCGCAAGGTCCTTATGGCCCTGCGCCTCTAATTGATTACCTATTGTACACATGTGGTTTTTTATCGCCTCTTTCATGTAGTAGGTAATAACAAATTGACACGTTTTTTTAAAGGCATGGGCTTGTGCTCTAATTGGATCCGGCGCTGTGTCGCTCACCGAAACTAATTTATTAGTAGCCATTTCAGCAACTTCTTCTACTGTATGGCCTCTACCATGTGTTGTCTTTACTCCAAGGTTTCCTATGGAGAGTGTAAATGAATCAGTTTCCATTAATATTTCTCTGGTTCCGGTGGACCAATGTCTTGTCTCCCTGAAATGCCAGAAGGCTTCTCTTCCTCCATGACATCGGAAAACTTTCCGACGACCAATTCACCTTTGTCTAAATATACTACAGGAGGGTTATCAAGTCTATGGTAGCCATAGAGCTTTTCCTTTAAAGGGATGTTCGTATCTAGCATCGGGGAACGAGCGCCAATGGACACGTCCATTCCTGCGTCCATGCACTTAGACAACCAAAACTCACAACATCCTCTCCCCGATTCTCCAAAATAAACATTCGATTTATAAGCAAAATCTGCGCCAAAAAGACTAAGTTTTCCAACCTTTTTCCACAAGGCAAAAGCAAGGGCATAAGCGATTGTGTTGTTCAAGTATGCGCAACCTAAGTCTTTAACAACTTCTTCCAGGGGAAACAGTTTAATAGCTGGAACCCGACTATCAAGCTCACAAGAATATACTGGGATTTCTAGTCTTGGAAGAGTTTTTCTCATTACTTGAGTTTGTGGGCCTGCGTCAAATGTGTCAAAGAAACGTGAAACAGGATCCATTATAAACACGCGATCACACTTAGTAACTGCGCACATAGAATTAATGCCCCAAACCTCATCGTACTCCTGACTATGAGAAAGGCTCATGTGAAAATCCAGTTGGCTCTGCCCCATAGCAACCAGTGCAATGTGTTTGTTTTCTAGCATCTATTGCTGTTGTTGTTGTCGCGGGTTGACAAAAACCCTTTGCCTATCAAAGCGGTTCTCGTCTCTCGTAGCTCTTCCTTCCATTAAAGCGGTTGTTCTAGCAAGATTTTCTTGAAAACGCTGTTC